CCACGATCAGGCCTGGTGGGACGGCGCCCTTGCGATGGCCCGATGGATCATCGAGGCAGAAGGGCAATGAATTACATCCTTTATGACCTGGAGTTTTATGCCTATCGTTTTGCAGCCGGTAATTCTGAAGATGTTGAGTTCCCTGGCAGTTGGTGGATTCATACTTGCAATCACAAAGACGCTTTGCTCGACTTCATCGAGCACGCCGAAGGGTTGCTTGAGAAATTCCCAGGACATGATTTGTTCCTCGCTCGTGGGGACCGGCGCAATTTCCGGCATGACATCTGGCCGGAATACAAGGCAAACCGAAAAGATCGCCGTCGTCCTCCGGGCTATGGCAAATTCATCGAGGGTGTAAGTGACTACTCGAAAGGAAGGGGTTGGTTCACTGGTGGATTTAAGGGAGTCGAGGGCGATGACGTCCTTGGCATTCTGAATGAACCAGGCAGCGTCATCGTTTCTGGTGACAAGGACATGCTCACCTTGCCTGGCCAGCATTACAGGGATGGCGAGCTGGTCGAAGTCACCAAAAGCCAGGCTGACGCTGCTTTCTTCAAGCAAGCGTTAGTCGGTGATGCCAGTGATAATTACCCTGGCTGCCCCGGAATTGGCGACAAGAACAAGCTTTTCCGCAGTAAGGAATGGCTTACGGCTGATTCAGATGCGGAGTATTGGGCTCAAGTTCTACATCACTACGAACGCGCTGGATTTGATGCGTTGTATGCAATCAGTCAGGCTCGCTGTGCTCGCATACTCCGGGTCGGAGAATTCGACTTAGCAGCCGGAACTCCTCACATGTGGAATCCACCAGTAATCTGATAGCAGTTCTTCAATTGCATGGATTACTTCCCGCCGATCGATGAACGCCTTGTGGCTGCATTAGGGGCGAAATTCCCTGATCAGTCACCGACGCTTGAGATGAGCGAGAAAGAGGTTTGGTTCGCGGCAGGGAATGCACATGTGATTAGGTGGCTTGCTATGAAGATGGAAGAGCAAAACCAGCAAAACCTGGGAGGCCTCTGATGTGTAGCGGCGGCGGTGGCGGCGGTGGCACGATCACGATGCCTGATACAGACGCATACGACCGGCAGCTGGATAGACAGCTACAGGCCATGCAGTCGCAGTACGACGGCAAAATGCAGTTGGCTCAAGGGCGACTTAACAGCACCTTGCGTGAGCAAGCAAAAGTTTTGGGAGAGTTGGAAGACTATCGAACGCAGCGTGCAGAGGAAGTCGCATCAGTCGAGGCTGAGGCCAGAAGAATGGCAAACATTGTTGGCCCCCCACCACCAGAAGAATCGGCAAAGGCTCCTGTTGTAGGGCGTGACCGTTTTTCCGGGTCAGGTCTTAAAGGCAAGCGTGCATTACGCATTGCTCGATCTGGCCAAGCTTACAAATCTGGGGCTGGCCTCAACATCACCTAAAGGAGATCCATCATGTGTTTCGGCGGCGGCCCATCAGCACCAGAAGTTAAATACGTCGGTCCTAGCGACGATGACATTCAGCGAAGCGAGCAACAGCTGCAAACGTATCAGCAGCAAATGGCTCAGCAGCAGCAGCAGTTTGAGTCACAGCTGCAAACGCAGATTGCAGATGCTCAAGCGGACACTGAATCCCTCAGGTCTGAATTTGCAGCAGAAACGGCAGCGGCAGCAGGCGCTAGTGCAGCAGATACGTCTGCTTACACAACAACAGCGCAACAAACAGAAGTCCCTGTAAGTGCTCAGACGACATCTTCATCTAAAAAGAAAAAAGAGAATAAATCGTCTTTACGAATCAGCTCTGCCGCCACGCCTCAAGCGGCTGGGTCTGGCCTCAATATCGGAGTTTGATCATGTGCAGTGGTGGCAAAAGACGGCGTGAAAAAGTACGCGCTGAAAACCAGCAAAAGCGGCTGAACAAAGAAGCCGAAAGGAAGCAGGAACAATTGAATCGTTTGGCAGAGGAGCGAACGCTTGTGGCTCAACAGCAGCAAGCGCGGTCAGTTGCCTTGCAGCGACAAATGGCTGATCAGGAAATTGCTCAAACCAAGCAGGTGGCAGGATTGCAAGCCGACCAGGCCAAGAGGATCGGCGGTATTAAGGCTCAGGGGGCCGCTGCTAGCAGTGCATTACGTGCATTGGCTCAGCCACAACCAACAGCCCCAACAGCACAGATAACAAAACGCATTGGCCAATCAGGCGCACCAAAGGCAACAAAATCGTCATTGCGAATTGGGCAAACTTCTAGGGGCGCCGGGTCCGGTTCAAACTTCAGTATCTAGCCATGAAGACAGCACAAAGCATTTATGACGGCCTGCAGTCCGAAAGGAATTATTGGCTTGATCGAGCACGCCGATCGGCAAGTCTGACGATTCCGTATTTGATACCAAGATCAAATACTCCAATGCAAGAGAATTTCGATTCATTTGTGTTGCCTTGGAACGGGATTGGTCAGCGCGGAACAAATAACTTGTCTGCGCGATTGTTGATGGCGATCTTGCCACCAACAGAGGCTTTCTTTCGTTTCACTCTTGACCCTGTTGAGATGGAAAAGCAAGAGGCTCAGATGCTTCAGCAGGGGGCTACTCCTGATGAAGTGGCTTCTGCTAAGTCTGAGATCGAGCTTGCACTGAATAAGCTTGAGCTATCGCTGTTACGCAGTATTGAAACGAGCAATGATCGTGTCGTAGTGCATGAAGCACTGATGCACCTAATTGTTGCTGGCAACATTCTCGTTTATATCGGAGATGATGGTCTTGTCGCTTATCCATTAAATCGATATGTGCTCTTAAGGGATCCAACAGGGGAGCCTTTGACCGCAGTTGTATGCGAAACGATGGCAATCGAACAGCTGCCTGCAAGTATTCGTGATGCGCTGAAAAAGAATGATGACGAATATGGCGCAATGCTGGAGACAGCAGATCCCGGTGGGATGGGGCAGCCAGAAAAAACAGTTGATATTTACACCTGCGTGAAATGGACGGAAAACACGGTCGAATGGTGGCAGGAGATTAACAAGAAAGAAGTTGAGGGGACTAGGGGGACATCGAAGAAAAGTACGTCGCCCTGGCTGCCTCTCAGAATGTCTTCTTACCAGGCCAGCAGTTATGGCCCTGGGTATATCGAAAGTGCTTGCATTGCAGATCTCCAAACAGCTGAGGCGCTATCTCAGGCGGTGTCTGAATGTGCGTTGGTTAGTGCTCAAGTCAAGCATTTAGTTCGGCCTAGCGGTGTCACAAATGCCAAACAATTAGCGGATAGTCCTAATGGCGCTTACCTGCCAGGCAACCCGGATGATGTGTTTACAGTGCGCACTGACAAGGGGTCAGACATCAACGTTGCATTCACTGCGCTGCAGCGGATTGAGCAACGTCTAGCAGCGAGCTTCATGCTTTCTGAGATGCGTGACGCAGAGAGGGTGACTGCTGAAGAGGTAAGGATTTCTACATTGCAGACGGAAACTGCACTCGGGAATGTCTACGCCATTCTGACCAGTGAGTTTCAAGCCCCTTATATCCGAAGGCGGCTGGCTCTTTATATGAAGGAAGGCGGGATGCAGCAGCTTCCTGAAGGTCTTGTGCAGCCAATGGTTAGCGTCGGATTGTCTGGTGTTGGCCGTGGCAACGATTTAGAAAAGACCGCTAGGTTTATGCAAATCTTGCAGCAATCTATTGGACCTGAAGGCATGGCAAAATATATCAACAACACAGAACTGATTAAGCGTTTAAGCAGCTCAATGGGCATTAGTCCATTGGGCCTTGTGAAGTCTGAGCAGCAGATTGCGCAAGAGATGCAACAGGCACAGCAAGAAGCAATGCAGCAAGAGTTTGTCTCTGCTGGTGCGGCTAACCCTGACAAGCTTGCGCAAGCTGCTCAAACAGCGCAAGAAATGAACACACCACAACAAGAAAATGGCTGACCTAATTCCAGGGCCAACGATTCCAGTTGGTTACGACCCACAGTTTGAAAATGCGGAGGGCTTAATTGGTCCAGGGCAGGAGGAGCTTGCACAGCAGCTCTTGAATGAACAGGAGCCTCAGCCTGAGCCTCAGTCTGATTCAGGACTAATCGGCGGCAAGTTCAACACACAGGATGACTTGCTGAAGGCATATCAAGAGCTTGAAAGGAAGCAGAGTCAGCCCCAGGTGGATGGCCCTGCGTCTGCTCAGCCTCAGAAATACACAGCTGAGCAAGCAGCAGAAATTTATGGCGATGAGATCGTCAATTCAGTGAATGAGGCTGGATTAAATATGGCTGAACTGATGTGGACCGCTGACCAAGGCGGAGACATCAGCCAGCATTACGACGCGCTAGCTCAAGCGATTGGCGTGCCAAAGCAGGTGGTGGAAAACTACGTGTCCAAAAGCCAAGTAGATGCAGCGCCTAGTGGTGAACTGAGTGCTGCTGACGAGGCTTCAATCATGAATGAAGTCGGTGGCGCAGAAGCTTTTGAGCAATTAAGTGGCTGGGCCAAAAGCAACTTGGAAGCAAACGAGCTGTCTGATTACAACGCCGTTGTTGATAGCGGAAACAAGGACGCTATTCGCTGGGCTCTAAAAGCAATGCAAGCCAAGTCATCTGGTGGCCAGCCTTCTGAGCCGCGCTTAATTCGCGGCCAGGCACCAGCCACTGAGCCTCGCAAGTTCAACTCTCAATCAGAGGTGTTGGAAGCGATGAACAAGCGCGACAGCCGTGGACGGAAGCTTTACGAAACAGATACTGAATATCAACGCAAGTTTGCTGAGCTGCTTAGCAATAGCGACGTTTTCAGTTAAGTTGTCGGCAGGGATACTCTGCACCACTGCAACTGATCGGCCCCTGCGGGGATAACCGAAAGGATTGAGAGGCCGCGAATCCTACGCAAACTTCAATTCTTTTCAATCATGGCTGACGCTGATCTCAAAAGAGTAGGTCAAATTAAAGGCACCGGTGGTTCATGGACCGCTGGTGCTACTGCTCAAGATGGTTATCGTGCTCTGTTCCTTAAGCTTGGAAGCGCAGAAGTGCTTTCGGCATTCGAGGAGTATTGCGTCTTCAAAGGTAAAACTAAGGAGCGTAATATCAGGGGAGGCAAAAGTATGGCCTTTCCGATCACGGGCAAGCAAAGTGCGGCCTATCATCAGCCGGGCACTGAGATTACAGGAGGAACTAATGATCCCTCCGATCTCAATGAGCGCATCTTGACGTTAGATAGCCTCATGATTGCCGACGCAGCAATCGCTGAGGTTGATGAACTTATGGCCTACTGGCCGGCACGCCAAGAAATCACCCGCGAATTGGGCCGGGCTCTTGCCTACGAGTACGACAAGCGCGTAGCTCGCATCATCTATGCAGCTGCTAACAACAGCACTGAGCCCCTTGCTAAGTCCATTAACACTGGCCGCGTAGGTGCAACAGTGACTCTTGGCGCTGACTACACCGGCGCTGCCGCAACTCGTCAAGAGAAGGGTGACGCTCTTGTGAACGCCATTTTCGATGCACGCATCGCGATGGAACAGAAGGAC